GTGATTATGATTTTCAAATTTCTCCATTTTTGACTCTAAATGCTCACAAGTATCATTTAATTTTGTAATGGTGTTTGTCAAATTCATAATAGGCTTTGTGACTGTAGCAATCAGCCCTAGTAATGCAATCATTACTGTTACAATTTCCCATTCCATACTATTCCCTCCTTCCTACCCATACTAAAATCAAAATAGTCTACAAAAGTATCAATAAAAAAAAGAGCCTTTAGCCCTTCAATAATTCTATCTCTTTTTGTAATTGTTCTATCATATGTTGTTGTTGCTGTATTGCCTTTATCATAGGAGCAATAAATTCTGCATATCCTAATGACAATACATCTTCCCCACCATCTATTTTACTATCCAAATATCCAGCAAAGTCAACATTTAATTCATTCATTACTTCTTTTACTTCTTGTGCTACCAGCCCATAATGCGGTCTTTTGCCCGCCTTGCTGCCATCGTTTGTAGCTGTAAAATCTCTTTCTTTGCCTTGTTCAAAATACGCTTCACGGCTGTTCATTCTATATTTTCTAGGGCGTAACTTCATTATAAAGTCTAAGCCTAGTGGGCTATCCTCAATGTCTAGCTTGTCGCGTTTGTCTGAACGGGTGACAAGTGCCTTTTGCGCATAGACGGTGACATTAGCATTACCAAGTTGCACTTGATTTGAACCTGTAACGGCTGAATTTGCACCTAAACCTGTACAATTATAATAATTACTTAAATAAAATAATGCTTCTTCTCCTATCGCTGTATTGTCATATCCCGATGTATTTTGCTTTAATGAACAATAACCTATTGCAGTATTTCGACTACCAGTTGAATTTTGATATAAAGCTATTCCTCCGAAGGCTGTATTAAATGAACCTGTTGATGTACCTGTACCTAAAGCATTTACACCAAATGCTGTATTCTCAGACCCCGACGGTTTTAAAACATTATATATTTCTGTCTTTGTCATAGAGCCACCGCCAAAAGCTGCACCATTTTTAGTAATATTTCCACTCACAACAAAATTTACATTTTTAGCTTTAATCTCCATATTATCATCTGTAGGTTCACTAATATGAACATAATCACCATCGCCAAAATTGATTTTGCAACCATAATTGCTACTAGCTGTTTTCAATGTCAAATTTCCTTGAATGGTAGTTGCACCGCTTATCGTGCCACCAGTTTTAGCAAATCCACCTAAATTACTTAATGCTGTACTTGCTGTTGTTGCACCTGTACCACCGTTTGTTATAGGCAATGTACCAGTTACACCAGGTGTTATATTTGCTGTACCGTCAAAACTTGCCGTACTTGTACTTGCTAAATTGGTTCGAATTGTTCTAGCTGCATATAATCGGCGTGCATTTGCTGTTATCATTATCCAATGATTGTTATAATATACAAACTCTACTATTTGATTAGCTTCCCATTGACCAATAGGAGCATAATAACCTTTTATACAAGAAATTGCTTTTGCACCTGTACTATTTACATTTAATGTAAGGTTATTAGCTGTATTAGTATTTGTAAAGAAAACAGCTACTCTTGCCCCTTCTGTCAACGTAAAACCTGTAAGTGCAACTGTTTTTGCTGCAGTTGCTGCTGCTGTATTACATACTCCAAAATGCACAATATTTTTACTTCCATCAAACGGCATACCGTCTATTGTTCTAGCGGTTTGCAATTTTGTAGCAGTTGCAGCATTTCCTGTAGTATTGCCTGTTCCACCATTTGCTATAGGTAATGTACCAGTTACACCTGGTGTAATGTCTGATGTACCATCAAAGCTTGCTGTACTGGTACTTGCTAAATTTGTTCTAATTGTTCTAGCGGTTTGCAGTTTTGTAGCAGTAGCAGCATTTCCTGTAGTATTGCCTGTTCCACCTCTAGCAATAGACAATGTACCACTTGTAATATCATCTGTACTATGTTGGTGTTCTTTATCCGCCTTCCCCTCAAACAATTCATTATGGGCATTACTATCCACATTATGGGTATCAAGCATATCTTTTGTCATAATAACAGTATGAGGGTCTATAGTAAAGGAAAGTGCTTCTGTATTTTTAACAGCTAATCGCATCGTTAATTTGAGTTCTGTAGAAGCACCGTCCTCTAATCGCACTTTAGGCAAATCGGGAGTATTTCCTATTGCAACAAGTTCTTCTGTTTCATCAAGTAAAGCTATTTCTCTTACAATAAAGCCACTCACTTCTGCGGGAATTACTGTAGTAATTCTCAATATTTTTTGAGCGTCCTGTACAACATCGGCTTTAGAAATCGTACCCCTCCACACTTCATTTTTGATTGCGGTCATATCACTTGTGGGCACATAATATTCCCCATTACCATCACCTACTAAAAATGTGGTAATATTTAGCTTTTGTCCTCCTGCTACCGCTTCGGCTATTTTAGACTGTCCCACATCTGTTATTATTGCAAAGTATTTTTTTGTCGACATCATTTCACACCTCCATTTTGTTCCAATATTGTTACTCTTTGCTGTAATTGTTCTATGATATGCTGTTGTTGCTGTATTGCCTTTACAATAGGGGCAATAAATTCTGTATAACCCAATGAAAGTACATCTTCCCCACCGTTTATTTTGTGGTCTTGATACCCTGCAAAATCAACACCTATTTCGTCTATCACCTGTTTGACCTCTTGTGCTACAAAACCTTGATGAAAGCGTTTTCCGGCTTTGCTACCATCATTTTTAGCTGTATAATCACTTTGTTTGTCTTGCTCAAAATAAAGTTCCCTACTATTCATTTTAAATTGTCTAGGTGTTAGCTTTTTAATAAAGTCTAAACCTAGTACAGTGTCTTGTATTTCCACTTTGTCACGTGCATCGGAACGAGTTTGTACAGCGGTTTGAGCGTATACGGTGACATTTGTATTTCCCAGTTGTACTTGGTTAGAACCGGTGACGGTAGCATTCGCACCTAAA